ATTGTTGTAAACTTCAATGCTAAACTTAGCTTCACGAATGTCATTCTTAATAACGACTTGTGTTGCGTTTCCATCTTGGCCAGTAGTGTCTGCATTTACTGTGAAGGTTGCTTCGCCAGTACCGTTAGCAGCACCGTTTACACGACCGTAGTTGTGAACAGCAGCAGCACCAGATGTTCCGATAGGACTTGTTCCAACATCGGTCAGGTTGTCGAACAAGAATCTGCTGTTTGAGGCGGAGTCAGACTTGACGAGAAGTCTTGAGTCTCTACCAGTAACCAACGTCTCGAAAGAAAGTTGATCGCCAACAGCTTTTGCAACCCATCCACCCGGAAGAGTTCCGCCTGCCGATAGTCTCTGATTGTTAATTGTCGTTAAGATAGTTGCGAGAGCTACATCTCCAAGAGCACTAAGTGCTGCAAGATCAATAACCTGAACTACATTGTCAACATTAACATTGTCTGTTCCATCAACAACAATGTTGATGTTCTGACCAGTCGTTCCAGTAAAGTCGTATTGACCGGCTGTCTGATAGCCATTGTTTGGGAATCTGTCGTTAGCACCAAGTGATGCAGCAACGGTCATTAAGACACCCATGCCTGTGATGTTAGTTGCTCCAACTGTTCCACCGTACATAGAATCTTGAACACTGACCAACTCTAGTTCTGCGTCTGGGCCATGAGCGAATACTGTTCGTACGCCAATCTTGTCAAGAGATGCGGTGTAGAATTCAATGCCATCGAATTCTTCACTTAGCTGTGCATTCATGAATGTCACAAGTTCTGCGGTTGTGTATGTGGCAGCCAAGGCAACGATTGTCTTAGCTGAAAGGATACCATTCAATCTCCAACGGAAAAAACTGTCTGTTGCAAAGACGTATGGTCCTGCGGTATCTGATTCAATTGAAATCAAGCTACCTGCCGATGGTACTCCCACAGTTGCAGTCTTAGCTCTTTCGTCGTTAACTGCGTCTTCCTCTGCGACTCTAACAATATAAAGTTGATTGGCTACCAGTAGGTAACTCAATGCAGCATACATCATGTAAGGGTCGCTAGACTCTGGATGTGGAAACCCAAAGATTGTTTGTAATTGTCTTCGTGTTGTTACCAGCGTAGGAACGTTAATTGGACCCTTGCTTGCAAAACCGATTAAGCCCGCTCGATTTAGTAGCTGGATAGGAGGGACAAAGCTCAAATCCTTCTCTGTAATGCGAACACTCGGACTAATCGTATTCGAAGGCGGAAATCCTGTTAGTATTGCCATTTATCACTCTCCCTCTCGAATTATTTCCTGGTTAGGTACATATTTAGTAGATATTAATCCCATTTTCTCTACTCGATCAACATATTCAGTATGCCGTTCATCTTCTAGAAGATAAACGTTACATCCCGCTCCTCTTCCCGGTATATTAAGTGTTGTAAAAGCTCTTGCTCCTTTCCTTGATCTAATGACCACTTGAACAGGACTTTTCTTAATATTGGTAATCTCTATCATGACTTAAGTTCCTCCACCGCTGTCTCTATCTTATCTATAACACTGACGATATCTTCTTCTTCGAGTCCTTCGACAATATCAATTTTAGTTTTCAAGACTGCCTTTTTCCTAACTAAAGGTTGTGGTATATAAGTCTCTGCTAATAAATTAACTCGAAACTTAAAAATCCTCTGAGCCTGATCTCCGGGATTAGTGTTAACTTCGTTAGCAAAGCTTTCAAGTTTAACACCGACTTCCCAAGGGACACCCCTCACTCTTATATATGCAAGCTGACTGAATTTCAATATGATTTGTTCGAAAATATGATTAAAGTCTTCTTCAAACCAAGTCCATCCATACAATGCATAGCTGACATTGACGGGTATACCCGCAGCAACGCCAAAAATTGTGTCTTTTTCCCATCTCTCTCTAGTTGTAAAGCCCGGCTTTCCAGTTACTGGGTCTCTCATATAGTTGAGAGCTTTATGATAAATGTATCTAGATGCATCAAATTCATAATTATTAGAATGAATCGCCAATAAAGGCAATTTTAGCCGATCCACAACAAGACTATTGTCTTTTCTGACGTTGTCTTGCAAAACATGAGCTACCGCTCTTTCCTGTGTAGCCCACTTAATGGGAACTGGCCACGCTTTGCTGTTTACATCAATGACTACAATGTTCTTAAATAAGTCAACCATCGCTTCGTCAGTACCACGCAAAGCTCTTGAGTAACGATAGATAGTATTTCTATCGGGACGGTCGGTACTGTTGACAATTTGGCCCGTTTGCATGGGATCACAATTAGCTTGTGAGCCATCAGGCTGAATTTCGGTTGCTTCTCTAAGCCAACCCAAGTCGGGCTGTTTGTCATCGGGATCATTAAGGTTGGGAGAGCCATCGTCCGAACAGTTTGTTACTGGAGGATCGAGGTTGAGGTCGTTAACTAGACCCGGCTCATTACATTGTTCCAATCTTCTTTGACTCATGATACTCCTATATAGATAACTTAGTTCTAATAATATAACGTGCCATGAAACCTTTTAAGCTCGGAAAAAGAAAACAAAGAGAATCTATTGAAATAGTGGTGGTCCCAAGACTGAAACCACCACTAAGAGTCCCTCTACGTCTATTCAAAAACGTACATCCCCCAAAGTTTAATAAAGAGTTCTACTTCGATCCCATCTGACCAGAAAATTTAACTCTAATTTTAACCTTAGCTGGCATCGCATTTTCAAGTTGGGTTTCAAAGGATATAAAGTCTAATCCTCCTACTTCAAAACCATGACGAATTAATTGTTGAGTTATTTGGTTTTTCATTTTGCTCATAGCATCTTTTTTACTGGTAGCCATGATGGTTCCAGTGATATCTGCAATAACTTCTGCGTTGCCGTTTCCAAGGTCTTTTGTGTGGACGATTTCTATAAATTTATCTCTTTCAAAAATTGGTTCACCATTTTGAGTGACTAAAGCAGTATCAAGAATTGTCTTGGCGTTGATCTCTATGGGAGCTGTTGAGGTTCGTTCATGTGAATATTGCCCCTTCTCCATTGACGCCACATCTTTGTTGAATTGATCTTGTGCTCCTTGGTTGCCCATATAAGCACTTGTTTGATATTTATAACTCTGCGGAGCAGGCGAATTTTCAGGAGCTTGCGGAGTTGATCCCATAGCCCCCATTGCTCCCGCACCTAATGCTCCAGCCATTGCTGCCTTTTTGCCATATTTTTTCATCTTATCCATGAATCCTTCTGCAATTAATTGTCTAATTTCTTGATCTGACAATTCTATTCCTTCTTCCTTGAGAATTTCTCCTAACATATATTCATTAAAATTTTTCATTGCTACCTCAATTTATTTTAAAGTCTGGAACAGGCTGAGTAACAGCCCCTTCATTAGTTGTAAGATTTTCTTGGAAGACACTGCAATAAAGTTTAAGCCTCAATTCTCCCCACAATCTAAAATCATCTACATTTCTTTGAACAATCATCCAATTCTGTCTTTTGTGAGGAGTGAAAATTCTTGACCCCACCTTTGGTGGATGGCCAATTGTATTTAGCACATCCCTGTAATTTAGATTTATTTCAATTTCTTCCAGTGCGTCAATTCCAAATTCCCCTTGCGAATTCTGACTAGTGATAGGCTCATAGTACCCCCTCAACTCAGTCGGCACGGTAGAATAAAGTTTTCCACGATCCTCTTGATATAATTCATCAACAGTATTCATCTGAATGAATACCTCATAATAAAATAGAGGAGAGCCAGCAAATTGAATGGCCTCTGAGTCCCACAAGTTCGTTAGCTCGTGCTCTGGATTATCAGGGTCAAATCTCTCCATATCAGATAAACTGTATGGTGTTCCATCTGGATTACAAATTCCCATTAACAATTCCTCACGAGAGCATCCTCGTATCCTTTGACCTTATCGATATAAGCTTGAGCCAAAATGATGGCATTTGCTTGAGTCACTAGATTCTCATCCAGCCACACGCTATTGTATTTGTCTCTATATAAAGGGAAACATCCTGCTCCCGCACTTGCACAACTTCTTGTCAAGCAATTAAGAGCAACTGTCTTTATGCAAACCTTTTCCAATATTCCCTTATTCGCAGCAAAGATAGAAAACGCAATGTCTCCGGGTCCATATCTGGTAGAGATAAAATAAGCATTTCCAACTGTAGCACAATTGTAAACTTCTACTCCGCCAGAACCCTCATAAGTGTAGCTTCTAGTAAATGCCCCTTGGATTACGACGCCGCCGCTTGATGTTTCATTGAATGTTGCCATACTAATATTTACCGCTTAACAAGTATTTTGTGGCCAATAGGTGCCGGGATATTCTCTGGTTCTAATTCTTTTATTCCTGATAGCTTCGTAGAACCACTGCTTGGACCAGAAATAATGGTTGTTCCGCCAACTACCGACACAGAAGTTGGACTGAGTGAAGAAATACCACTTAATTTTAAATTTTCACCTTCTAAGGCCAAAGATACAACTCCGCCTGAAGGAGTAGGGGCATTTGGACTTACCAAAGGACTTAACCCAGAAAGAGGGAAGTCATCAGAATTTGGGTTTGTTACAGTCGTTGCTCTCGGACCAGAATATGGCACAACAATGGCACTATCGATCTTTTCTTCAAGATCATCTATGCTATCAAAGAAATCCCCTAAGTTGCGATGAAGTTGAGCAGCAGAGATTAGTTCCTTTTCAAAATATTCAGCTCCGTCCTGATCTATATACTTCTGTTTTCCGTTACTATCAACTCTGAGTCCACTGATTGAGAGACGGGAACCTTTATTCGGAACCTTTCGATTGTAGTAATAAACTTCTTCGCCAACACTGTATCCAGATGTAAATATTCCACCAATTCCAACATCATATTGCTTCAAGAACTCTTCAGCAGCAACACCACCAGCAACAAACTCGCCACCGACAGCAAACTCCCCATAAGCAGGATGTCCAATACCCCCAAGTACAACTCCGCCTGATGCTTCTTCTGTGTAGGTGAATACAGCGACTCCACCAAGTACAACGCCGCTGTCAACAGAGATATTGTAAATAACATCAATCTCGGCCAGTCCGCCTACAATCGCTCCGCCATGCCCAAGAAGACTGATTTCTTCAATGCCTTCCCCGCCAATGAATGCACCTCCAACTGTAGCACTATTATAGACGACGTTGATGGTTGTAAGACCACCACATATCATTCCGCCAGTAGCAAATTCTTCTTGTTCTTCTCCAACTATTGATTCGCCACCAAGAACTACGCCGACCACAACGGATACATTGTAGATAACAGAAATATCAGCTAAACTACCTACAAGGGTTCCGCCATATGCATCTTCCTCTTGTTCTTCCCCAACTATTGCTTCGCCACCAAGGATAGTGCCGCCAGTAATTGATATGTTGTAGATAACAGAAAGATCAGAACTGCCGCTTGTGAGGACGCCACCAGCAGCAAATTCTTCTTGTTCTTCTCCAACTATTGCTTCGCCACCAAGGACCGTGCCGCCAGCAACAGATATGTTGTAGGTGACAGAAAGATTAGCTAAGCCGCCTACAAGGCTTCCGCCGTGGCCAAGAAGACTAATTTCCTCAATGCCTTCTCCACCAAGGGTAGCTCCAGCACTGATTGGTGGATTGAAGACAACATTTATGTCAGCAGCCGCCGCCGCAAGGACGCCGCC